GAGTCGCCCGCGATCCATTCTTCAGAGCGATCTGGCCGCACCGGGCGATCATCGCAATCGACAACTGGTTTGAATGGGTTCACGAGAGTGGACCGAAGAAACAACCCTACCTAATCTGCCGGAAGGATCGCGCACCAATCCTCTGCGCTGTGATCGGCCAATACCCCAATACCGGGCATGGACCGGACGAACATGACGGCTTCGTGTTCATCAGCGCCGATAGTAACGGCGGCATGGTAGATACTCACGACTGGCAGCCCGTGACGCTCAATCCTGAACTGGCCCGGGAATGGCTGAATCCGACCACACCAAAAGAGCGCGCCGAGCAAATAATGCTGTTCCACTGGGAACCGACCGAGGCTTTCGAGTGGTTCAAGGTCGACCGCCCTGTGGGTAATATCCCCACTCAGCCAAGCAGTTTGATCAACCCTATTTAGCGACCCATTTATTTGACTTCCTTCTGACGAGAGGCCCTAACCATGAGCCAGATCGAACAAACCTACCAGCAGCTGCAGGCGCGTATTGACGAACTGGAGGCGCTGTATCAGACACTCCAGGACAGCTACGATGATGAAATCCTGTTGTGCGTGAGCGTACTGCACATCTTGGTTGATGATGACTATGACTACTGTGAATCACTGGTGAATCGAGCTGATTGCTCTGCTGAACGCAAGGCTGATGCGCTGCAGTTTATCGCCGACGTGCGCGATGGCTATTGCTGATCGCTCCACAGTGACCCGCGACAAAGCCCCCACACCTCTAGCCGGCGCATTCAGCAACGCTCCGCACCAAACATATCGCAAGCGAATCAGATCATTAGCCAACACCATCAAAACAGCCCTCCCAGCGCCGCGGGCTCCCAGTTCATGATCACTAACTCACCGCTCACCTCTGCCTTCCCCTGTCGCTGGTTGGTGTTGCAATAGCGGATATCCAGCGTCTCGAAGTGAAAGCCGTCAAACACCCGCCGGATATCCGGGTGATCGTTGATGCTGACCATCACCTTGCCTTTGCAGCGGCGCATAAAGTCAGCCATCCGTTCGTAATTCTCGAACGGAAAGTCCACCCCATATCCGGCGGTCTGCCAGTAAGGCGGGTCCATGTAGTGGAAGGTATGGGCACGGTCGTAGCGCTCGGCGCATTCCAGCCAGGGCAGGTTTTCGACGTAGGTGCCGGACAGGCGCTGCCAGGCGGCCGACAGATTCTCCTCGATCCGCAACAGGTTGATCGCCGGGCCGGTGGTCGCGGTACCGAAGGTCTGCCCGGTGACCTTGCCGGCGAAGGCATGGTGCTGCAGGTAGAAAAATCGGGCGGCGCGCTGGATATCGGTTAGTGTTTCGGGACGGGTCATCTTCTGCCACTCGAACACTTGGCGTGAGCTCAGCGCCCATTTGAATTGGCGCACGAATTCTTCGAGGTGGTTCTGCACGACGCGGTACAACGTCACCAAGTCGCCGTTGATGTCGTTGAGGACTTCCACGGGCGCAGCCTGGGGACGCATGAAGTACAGCGCGGCACCGCCGGCAAAGACTTCGACGTAGCATTCGTGTGGCGGAAAGAGCGGGATGAGGCGATCGGCCAAGCGGCGTTTGCCGCCCATCCAAGGAATGATGGGTGTAGACATTGATAGCAAGACCTTTACTGTATAGATAAACAGGTGCTAGGCTCGCCGCGCTTCGTGCACGGAGTAAGAGCCTTGGCTGGACTTGCAGGGACAATCTGCAGGGACGGCGGTCGGAGTGGATGTTGACGCATCCACTCCGGCCGCTCTTTTTCACTTCGATGTTGAGACTTCTTTGGCATAGGCCTGACAGGCCGCCAATGCGATCAATCCTTGGTCGCCGGTATCGGTGATGCCGATAATTCGTTGAGCATGCGCTGGGTCAAGTTGGGCTCTTGTGGGGCCATGAACCATGCCGCCGGTTGTGGTGGCGGCTGACACTGTGCCGCCACTGGACGACTGGGTGGTGTCGAGTAGGACTGACAAGCGCAGATCAGCAGTGGCAAGGCGGTCGCGCAGGCGACCTTGATCACGTTGGGCATCGCTCAGGGCTCGGTAATGGGTTTGTTCACTGGTTGACAGCCGCTGCTCCAAGGCCAGGCGTTTGTCCTGCTCGGCTTGTTGCTGCGCAGCAGCGGTCAGCGTCAGTTGGTTAAGAGTCTCTGCCTGCAGGCGGGCTTGTTGCTCCAGCTGCCGGCCGTAGCGCCAGTCCTGAACCTGCCACGCTAACGCGGCAGATCCACCGGCCAAGGCGGCCAGCAGCACGACGATGGCCAGCAGCCGATACGGCGTCGGGATCACGTCGATGACACGCATAACACTGCCCTCGCCCGTTCCCACAAGTGCAGCCGATCCGCCAGGCCATTGAGGCCACCGTTGATCTTGCGGGTGATCGCCTCGAACTCATCCCGATCCGCCAAGGCGTTCAACTCGCGTACCCACCAGAACCACGCGGCCGATTCGGCAGCCCATTGCGGCAGCTCGAGCAACTCCGGGGTGCGCAGCAATCGCTCGTCGCCGAACAATGCCAGGCTGCAGCGCAGGTAGTTGTTGCGGCCGGTCACCTGAATCAGGCCGCGACCGCGATAGCGCTGGCCATCACCGTCCGGCTCTGGTGTATTGCCCAGCTTCGCGGCCAGACTGCCGGTGTCGTACTTGCTCAGGTACTGGTCGCCGCCCAGTTCGCGAACGTACTGCAGTTGGCCGGACTCGTGCCCGACCTGAGCCAAGAACGCGGCCTGCCGTTTCGGTGTGTTGATTTGCCGGTGGGCCATGGCGGTGTTTAGGGCGGAGACAAAAACGCCCGCTTGGTGGCGGGCGTTCGGCATGATGAGTTGCAGCTGTTTCTCGGTTAAGGACATACAAACTCCAGACATAAAAAAACCGCTCTCGGCGGCTATGGGTTCTCTGTAGCGTTACTTCAGGGACACGACTTTGACCGGCTTCGCCTCCTTTTTCTTTTTCCTACCCTTGGCTTTGGCCTTGCCGTTCTTGCCGCCATTGCATTCGACGGTGGTCGACCAACCGGCTTGGGTGTAGACCTGCTCGACCGAATCAATCAGGTATTCGCCATCGAGCCCCACCTTGAAGCCCTGGGCATTGATGGACCGCTCCGCAAACAGGTCCGTGCGCCCGGGCATTTCAAACCGAACATCCGCGCTCGAACGGTTGAACGCCGCCAAGCGCGCCTTGGCCGCCGATTCTGCGGCAGTCTTGTTCGGGTGAATGTGCCGATCGGTATGCACTGCCGGCAGGCCGTCCGGTACGTCGTCATTGTCCAGGGAGACGACCGCGAGCTTTCCGGTCTTCTTGTCCTGGTGCTTGGTGGCCACCGCCTTGTGCGCGCTGCGATCGCCAAAGCGAAACTGCCAGCGACTGAGGTCGCTACGGGTCAGGGTGACCGCGCCGAACGTCTTGCCGCTGGCCGTCTGTCCGCCTTGACGGGGCATCACCAACAGCTTGCCGTCGCCCACCTTGGCCGTGCAGTCGTATTGCTTGGCCAGACGCGTGATGAAGTTGAAATCGGACTCGCTGAGCTGGTCCGCCCGGACGACCTTCGTCGTGACCGGGCACGCCGGCTGCCAGCCGTTACGCGTGGCGACATCACTCACGATCTTGGACAGCGGCACATTCTCCCAGCTACCGCTGCGGATGGTCTTGCCGCTGCCGCGCATGTCGCTGGCCTTGCCCTTGATCACGATCACATCCGGCGGACCGGATACCGTGACCTCGTCCACCACATAGCGCCCCAAGCGCGCCAGGCTCGTCTCGGCATAGCCCAGGTAGATCTCGATACCAATGCCCTTGCGGGGCAGCGTCACCAGCCCGTCGCGGTCATCAATGCGCAATTCGAACTCGTCCGACTCCATGCCAGGCTTGTCCGTGGTGCTGAGCTGCAACAGCCGATCGTTGATCAGGCTCGTGATATCGGCACCATCCGCCACGATACGAAAGATGGGCGTCATGAATTTTTTTCCAAAAAAAACCCGCACAAGGCGGGCAAGAAAGTAAGGAACTTGAAGCGAACGGCACGAGTGTAGACCATCAATCCCATAACGTTACCTGCTCCGTAGCGGGGGCCAGCAGATCCGGCAGCGTGATGACTACCCCGGCGCGATAGGGTTGAGGCTCGTCAGCCAAACCCTGATTGGCATCAAGGACGGCCTCGACACTGCCGACCAGATGGCCGTAGTAGTTGTGACAGATGGTGTCCAACAGATCCCCGTCAGACGTTCTGCATGTCGTCGCCATAGCGCACAAACTCCAGTGTGAACCCTTGTTTGCGCGGGATACCACCCTGCATCAGCGCGCTCTGTTCTTCTTCAATGCTCTTGAGGCACCAGTTCCCCAGCACGTCGCCATAGCCCGTGACCAGACTCAACGGCTCAAGCCTGGCGCCAATCGCCCGCAGCGTGTCGAGCTGCTTCAGACCGCCCTTGAACCCCGGAAAGATCGCGCCCTTGAGCGTGATCTTCTCGTCACCCATGCCCACGGCTTGCTGCGCCGGCCGGCGCGACAGGCGCTCCTGCGAGGCCCAGCGGAATTCGGTGGAGCGTCGCAGCTCGTCAAAGGCTGCCGTGTCGAGGTTGAAGAAATACGGCTGCGCCTTGGGGTCTTTGGGCTGGATGATCAGCAAGTGCGGGAACGGCTTCACCGCCTCCGGCGCCGGCGTCGAATCCGTGGCAAAGGCCCCGGTGGGCACGATGTTGGCCAGCGCCGGACTGGCCTTGCCGGCAATCTTGTTGATCGCCGTCGCCGCCTTGCCCGCCTGCTCCTTCAGCACCTCCATGCGCTCGTCAATCTGCGACAGCGCCCGGGTGGCCGTGTTGTACGTGGCCACCACCTGCCCGACCTTCGCCTGAGCCGCATTCACCCCGCGCATGACGCGCTGCAGCTTGGCCCCGATCGCGGGACCGACAAAGGGCAGCCCCTCCAGCTCGGATGTCGCGCCGGTGATTTCTCCGATCGCGCCATTCACCGGCCCCAGCATGCCGTCCAGGCTGCGCCGGCCCGTTTCCCCGGCCGAGGCCAGATACTTCAGCCCGGACTGTAATTGACCCAATGCTTCCATGAGCCCTCCTGATTAAACATGCGGTTCGTCGTAGAGCTTGCGGCTCTCCAGTTGCTTGCCGAGGTCGCGCTGATGCTGATCGAGGAACGGTTTGAGCTGTGCATAAAGCGCCGCGCCGTCTTTCACATCACCGTTGACCACCAGCGAAAACGGCGCCTGAATGTCCACCTTGGATTCGATCTTGGCGGGCTCCGGTTTCGCGGCCGACGCCAGTACCTTGGCCAGCGGCCCCGCCCCTATATCAGCGCTGGCCGGCGGCAACATCATGGAACGCGCGGCATCACCGGGCTGCGTTTCGGCAGCGCGTGCCGGCATCACCGGAGCACCGGAACGGGCCATCACCAGCGACCCGGCCACTGGCGCCGCGAACGACTTGGCAATGTCGCCCATCACCGGCGGAATTTCCTTGCCGGCATTGCTCATCATCAGCGGCCCGGCGGTCGGCATCCGCTTCAGCTCGTCGGGTGTGCCAAACATCGACTTGCCGATTGCACCACCCAGCGCGTCCCCGCCCTGGCTCCCGAGATACCCCCCAATCAACCCGCCAACAAAGGTGCCAATCACCGGCAACACCGCCGTACCGATCGCCGCACCAGCGGCGGCGCCAGTCAACGTGCCCGCCAGCCCGCCCGCTGCCGCGCCGTAGCCCTCAGCCTTCTCGTCCTGCGTCTCGGCGTTCTGATAGGTGTCATAGGCCTTGTAACCGGCTTCAGCGACCGCGAGCACCGCCGCACCTTTGACCACCGCACCGACACCACCCCCACCACGCACGCCACCGCCCTTGCCGCCCACCCTGCCTTTCTTGCCTTTTTTGCCATCGCCACCAGCATCGAGATCGCCGCCATCCAGCCCACCGGCACCACCGACCGGCATGTTGGTGACAATCACCTTTTGCGGGATGTTGGGATTGCCCATCAGCGAGCCGCGCCCGATGTTCATCAGGCCCTTGGCAATCTTGAAGCTGCTCATGGCGGTCTGAAAACCGATCACGGCCGCGACGGCCGCACCGATGCCGGTCACCAGCCGGGGCGACTCATCGGACAGTTTGGCGAGGCCTTGCGTGACGGAGGTCACCCCGTCGACCACCGCGTCAGTCACCGGCCGAAAGGCATCACCGATGCCACGCATGGCGTCGTCGAGGCCCTGGACCATTTCCGCCTGTTTCTGCGCGGAGGACTGCCGGCGTTCCTCAAGGTTCTTGTCCAGAATCCCCGTGGCGCTGGCCGATTCGCTTTTCAACTTCGCGTACAGATCCTTGTTCTGCATGTACGCGGTCAAGGCGCCCTTGACCTGCATGTCGGCGAACAAGTCGCCGGTGCGCAAGGCCTGCTCCAGGGAGGCAATCATAGCCTTGGCTTTTTCCGGATCGGTCTCCTTGCTGATCTTGGCCGTGGCTTCCGCCATGGCGGCGGCCTTCTTCGGATCGGTGGCCGCGATGTATTTTTGCGCCAGCTCAAAGCTGGATTCCAGCGTCGACTTGCCGTTCTGCAGGCCGGTGTTCATCGAGCCCTGATAATCGATCCCGGCCTTTTTGTAGGCCTCGACCGTGTCACCCGAACCGATCTTTTCCATCCAGTTCTTGAGGTTGTTCGCCGCCTCGTCCGAGCCGCCGGCGGTCTTCATTTGCACCTGAAGCATCGCGCCCAGTTGCGTGACCGAATCCATCCCGGTGATGCCCAGCTTGCCCATGCCTGCCAGCAACTCAGGAAACCAGCGCGCCATGTCGGCCGCCTCGAAGCTGCCCGCCTGACCTTGGTAGGCGATCGCCTCCAGCGCCTTTTGCATCATGGCCGGATCGATGATTTTGGCGTTCTGCCCCAGGGCGTTGATCATGCGCGCCGTTTCGCCGCCATCCGAGCCTTGGCCCACGGCGAACTTGGCCGCCGTCGGGGCATATTGCAGGGCCTTGTCCAGCTCCATGCCGGCCCCCACCAGCGCGTTGACCACCTCGGCCACCTGATTGCGCGCCATGCCGGTGTCGCGAGACGTGTCGATCACCG